CGAGCGCGGCAGAAGCACGCGCTATAAAAAAATACCCAAAAGATAAGGTATAATTTAAAATATATACTATATGTAGTATATATCTTCTTCTATCCCCTTGATTTTAAACACGATGTGACCCCATTATGAAGGTGTAAAATAGGATTGGTCTATATTTATGCCGAAAGAGGGACAGTACAAGGTTTTAAAACTTTCCGAGACGGCTCAGGAACTCGTGAAGACTCTGGCTGAAAAAGGCGAATCGTCAGAGAAGATCAGCCTCGCCGTATACAACACAACCAGAGAAAAAGTTTCCGCCAGGGCGATTATTAATTTTCGCAAGGGTTTCCTGGACCGGCGCGTACAAACTCTTGAAGCGCTGCGGAACCTCAAAAATAACATAATTGAATACGCCCCGAAGGATTGGGAGGGCGACGACTTCGGCTGGCTGCAGCGGATGCTGAACGCCGCGCTGAAGGAAAAGACCGCCGATCTACTGATGAATGGGGACGTGCCGCCAGAGGAACTGCTCAAATACCAGGACGCCGCCGAGCGGAGGGACCTGGAGCGGGCGCGCATCGAACTTGAAAAGATACGCCTTGAAACGGAGAGGAAAAAAGCGGAGGCGGACATCAAAAACGCCGAGACGCGCGCAAAGGAAGCGGAATATAAACTCCAGAAAATAAAAGATACCGTGGATAAAACCGGCAACAAGAAGATGACTAAAAAAGATCTTGAAGAAAAAATTCTGGAGGTCTTCGGTCAATGAAGATACCGCTATACGGCTATCAGCGGCAGTTCTACGACAATTACCGCACGACAGACCGGATGATATGGAACAAGGCGCGGCAGATCGGAGTTTCGTGGGTAGTGGGGCTGGCGATCACAGAGGACGCGATACTCAACGGCACCACGTGGGTAGTGCTGTCCGCCTCGGAGCAGCAATCGCGCGAGTTCATGGAGAAAAAAATACAGAAGTTTGTGGAGCTTTTTTCGATAATTGCGCAGTACTATAATTATGAAGACATACACGACGATATGTCGTTCAGGATACAGGAAGTCCAATTTAATAACGGCGGCAGGATATTCAGCGTACCTGCGAACCCGCGCACTGCAAGGGGCTATACCGGGAACCTGTTTCTCGACGAGTTTGCTCATCACCAGGACCCGAACGCGATATTTCAGGCGGCTTTCCCTATTGTCTCGCGCTCGGGGAAGAAGCTGTGGATAGCCTCCACCCCGCTGGGCGACAGCGGAAAGTTCCACGATATATTTACCACGAACGACCGATACATTAAATACCAGACGGATGTTTACCAGGCGGCGGCGCAGGGATGCCCGATAGATCCGGAACAGGTGAAAGCCGAAGTGGGCGATAACTTTATATTCGATACCGAGTATATGTGTAAATTTGTCTCCGCGATGAATTCGTTCATACCCACGGAGCTGATATCAAAATGCGAGGATATCAATCTACCCCTCGAGCTGCCGATAGAAGAACTGAAGACGTTCCGGCAGGGCTCGCTGTACGCTGGGTTCGACGTCGGGAGGAAAAGGAATAAGTCCTCCCTGTGGATAACGGAGCGGGACGCGGGGCGAATGACAACACGGCACGTGCAGGCGCTGCAAAACTGGAAGTTCAAGAAACAGGAAGACCTGCTAAAAGAGATGCTCGATAAAACCCCCATACGCAGGCTCTGCATAGACGCGACGGGGCTGGGGATGCAAATCGCGGAGAACCTGCAGAGCAGATACGGCGAGCGCATAGAGCCAATTACGTTTTTAAACAAACCTAAAGAGCACCTTGCTAACAGTTTAAAGCGCCAGATGGAAGACGGTTTGTGGCGGCAGCCGCATGACACTGATATACGGTACGATTTTCTTTCGATACGGCAGGAGGTCACCAAGACAGGCGCATTTCGCTACAGCGCGGAACAGAACGAAAAAGGCCACGCCGACCACTTCTGGAGCGCCGCTTTAGCGAACGAGGCGGCAAGCGGGCCGAAGAAAACAACAGAAGTGCATATTTACGCAAGCAGCCAGACAGCGGGACAGAGGAGATATTACTAAGTGGCTACTAACGAAGAAGCGAAAAATACAAAGAAAAAGCAACCGGCGAAGATGCTTAAGCTGAATATTCAGACCAGCGATATAATTACCCGCTGGGAGAATTCGATAAAAAACCTTACCCCTGCAAAGCTCGCCGCGGTGACCGATGACCTTATGAAGGGACGCATCGCCGAGGCGCAGTGGATGTACGACGAGATGGAAATACGCGACCCACATATCCGCAGCGAATTTGAACTGAGGTATGACGGCGTGCGCGAACTGGAATGGGAGGTAAAACCTGCCGACCCGGACAGCACGGAAGCGAAGAAGCAGGCGGACTTTGTAAAAGAAATTTTCAAGGATCTGCTCGATCCGCTTACTGACCAGCTCTCGGACGCAGTGCCAAAGGGGCTGGCGCTTATCGAGGTGATGTACGGCAAAGACGGCGCATATATCGCGCCATACCGTACGGATATAATTTCTCCATGGCGGCTTACGCTGGAAAAAGTGGAAAACGGCAAAAACCATATAGCCGATTTCCCTATGCTCAAAGATTACCAGGGGCGCGACGCAAGCGAAATACGCCCCAGGGAAAAGTTTATTTACCATACCCGCTACCGCAGATACAGGGATAAGCCTGTGATGGGGCTGATGCCGACGCTGGCGTGGTTTTACCTTTTCAGAAATTACGACCTGAAAGACTGGATTTCATACATTGAGCGGTTTGGGATTCCGATAGTACTGGGTAAGTACGACCCGGCGGCAGGCGACCAGGACAGGGCTGACCTGCGCTCCGCCGTGATAGCGATGAAAAACGCGCTCGCCGCGGCAATGCCCAGCACAACGGATATCGAGATCATCGAGACGAAGGGCGCAAAAGGGGGCGAGGGTGTGCACGAACGGCTGCTGACCGTGACAGGGCAACTGATATCAAAAGTAATAGTCGGCTCGCCGCTGATCTCGAACGATGCGGAGCACCAGACCAAAAGCGCCACCTCTGATCACAGCCGCCTGAACCAGAAGAAAGTACGCTCGGACGCGAAGGCGATAGAGCGGACGATAAATAAGCAATTAATAAAAACAATAATAGACATAAATTTTGGCAGCCCCGAATACCCGACGTTCGAATATACCACAGACGACGAAGCGACACTGGAACAGTTACAGGTCCTCCACGAGATGGGGCTGCCGTTATCAATTCAATCCCTGCGGAAGCGCTACCGCGTAGCCGAGCCGGAAAACGACGAGGACACCCTGAAGAAAGCGGCGGCGCCTGACCCGTTTCTGAACCAGGACGATTCGCTTTCGCGTAAAGCTACGGCGGACAAGCAAGAAAACACGGCAGCTACCTTGCTGGGCAGTAAAAAAAAAAGACTCTTCACAATGGACGACGTGATACAGGGGGGCGCGGATGAACTGGGAACGGAATGGGACAAATTAAAACAAGCGATAGCTAACAAAGCCGAAACGGACGGATATGAAAGAATGAGAGAACATCTCGACAGCATCCTGGAGACAGCAAAAGAGAAAATCGCCATTGCGGTGAGCGACAGCGCGCAGGCTTGCGAGATATCGGGAGTGCTCTCGGTAGACGCGGCGGGCGAGCATGAGCCGCCTATCGCAATGACCGAGCAGATATACTCCACAAACCCCGTGAGCCCGAAAGAGGCTATAGACGCCATGCGGAAAATGCCGATCTCGAAATGGGTGCGCAAGGCACTGAAGAAAAAATGGGACGCTCGTGGCCTGCAGGTAGCCGACCTCGAGCTCGAGAGAGTGAGTGAATGGGTGCGGGAACTGCTGCAGGAGATGATTGAGACCGGGGGAGGCGCAAAAGAATTCGAGAAGAAGCTGAGCGAGTACTTCAACACAAAAGGCCTGACCGCGCCTAACCGCTACCACCTGCATACGATGTTTGAGACGAATATGGCGACCGCGTACAACGCAGGGCGATACCGGCAGATGACTGACCCGGCGGTGCTTGCCGAGCGGGACATCTGGGGCTACCGGACAGCCGGGGATGAGCGCGTGCGCCCGGCGCATGCCGCGATGGACGGCATTGCGCTGCCGGCGGACCACCCGCTATGGAAGGTATTTTACCCGCCAAACGGCTTTAAGTGCCGCTGCGGCGTGATATCGCTGGCGAGGGAGGAACTGGAAGAGTACGGCTTTACGCTGTTGCCGGAAACCTGGGACGGGCAACTCGTGGACCCTGAAAGCGGAACGCTGATAAAAGTGCAGGCGGATGAGGGCTTTAACCATCTGCCCGATGAATTTGAACTGGAGAACTAGAGATGAATATATACAAGTTTCAGAGCCACAGGCTGGAGGGGAAAAAAGCCCCGGAGACAATAAAGATAGTAAAGCTTGGCGAATTTCATTATGGGGCAAAAAAATTCACTATAGATCAGAAATATATAAACAACCTTGTGAAGAATTTTCAGACCAAGGGGACAAACATCCCTATAGATATAAACCACGCCGCGCTCATCGAGGGGGCGGAGGCCCCGGCGCTCGGCTATATCACCGAACTGTTTATGCAAGGTGAGTGGCTGATGGGGCGCGTGGAGTGGAACGAACGGGGAATAAAAGCCATCGAGGGAGATGAGTACCGCTATATGTCGATAACCCTCGTGGATATACAGGATTCTAATTCGGGGAAGTGGCTGACGCCTTACCTTTATTCGGTAAGCGTGACTAACAACCCGCATATATCAGAACATAAAATTGCGGCTTCAGTTGTGTTCGCGGAAAACGGAGAGGAGCTGAACGGCACATCCGGCAATTCGGAAAACGGAGAAGACGCGGAAACAGAGGAGAAACAGATGAACAAACTATTGAAAGAGCTCGGGCTCGAACCGAACGCCACGGAAGAGGACGCCCTGGAGGCCCTCTCGAAACTGAGGACTGAGGAAAAAGAGCCCTCACTGCCCGAAGAGGTGCGCGAAGCCGCCGGCGCGGAAGAAAACGCAACCCCCGCGGAGGTAGCGGCTTCTATTGCCACAATGCGCGACAAATTGTCGACGCTGGAGGCGGGCTCAGTGCCTAAAAACAAACTAGAAGAGGTCGAGGGCAGGCTGAAAGAAGCCGAGGACAAACTGGCGCTGACGGAAGCTACGGCGGACGTCGAGAATCTCATCGGCGTGAAGCTGACAGCGGCTCAGCGCGAGCCGTTCCTGAAAATGCGCCTTGCGGATAAGAAACTATTCGATGAGACCGTGAAGGTGATGCCGGAGCTTTCGCTTATGCAGAAAGCTGTGCCGGAAGGTGAACCTAAAAAAGACAGCAGACCGATTAACCCTGAAATCCTCAAGAGAAGCTCTTTGAGCCCTGAGGATATAAAAAAGTACGGAGGTGACTAATGGCAGCGGCAACAGCAGATGTTAATACCAACAGAAGAGAAGGAATAAAGTGTTCGCTGCCTGTGAAGGGTACGAAAACTTTATACGCGGGCACCCTGCTCTGCACGGATGCAAGCGGATATGTGATCTCCGGCGCGGACGGCGCGAACAACACATTCATTGGCGTCGCCAGTGAATATGTCGACAATTCAGCCGGCGACAGCGGCGATCTCAATATTGAGGTCTGGCTCCGCGGCAGCGGGCAGGTATTCGAGTTTGCGTACAGCGGCGTTACCGGCACGGTTACACAGGCAATGCTCAACACCACAGCCTACGTAAACACAAACCAGGAAGTCTCTTACGAGACCAACGGCACGGTATGCGCCAACGGCGTATCCTGCGGCAGGATCGTGGAGCTGGATATTACAAACACAAAAGTCTGGGTTCAGATATAAGGAGAAGCGGATATGGAACTGACAAAATCGAATTTAGAGGATCTGAGGCGGACTTATAAAACCACTTTTGCCAAGGGGCTTGACATGATCACCCCTACCTGGAAACAGGAAGGGATCGCCATGGAAGTGAAAGCCACCGGGGAAGAGGTACAGTTCGGCTGGCTCGACAGCTGGCCAGGGATGCGCGAATGGCTGGGCGACAAGGTATGGAAGAACGTCCGCGCGGGCAAATACACGCTGACTATTCAAGACTACGAAGACAGCTTCAAGGTGCCCAAGCATGTAATCGAGGACGACACCTATAACCTTTACGAGCCGCGCTTCAGCGCAATGGGCGAGGCCGCGAGGCTGCATGAGGATCAGATGGTCTGGCAGGCTCTCTCGAACGGCTTCACTACCCTTGGCCCGGACGGTCAGTATTACTTTGATACCGACCACGAGGGGTCGAGCAACCAGAGCAACAAGGGTACCGGCGCGCTCACCGCGACCACCTACAAGGCGGCGAGGGTAGCTATGCGGAAATATACCGACATCAACGGTAATATTCTAAACATCACTCCTACGCACCTTGTAGTGCCGCCTGACCTCGAGGGTAAAGCCCTCGAGCTCTTGAATGCTGATCTGGTGAGCAGCACGTCAAACGTATGGAAAGGCAGCGTATCGCTGATAATCAATCCTCATTTGAGCACTACCACCGAGTGGTATCTGCTGGATTTATCGAAATCGATAAAACCGGTGATCTATGCGAACAGGAAAGACCCTGTGTTCCTCGCGGCTACCGACCCGGAAGACGCAGAGGTCATCAGCACGGGCGAGTTTAAATACTCGGTAGAGGCGAGACGTACGGTAGGTTATGCGTTCTGGCAGCTGGCATACGGCAGCACCGGGGCATCGTAAACCGGAAACTAACGGCTGAGGGGCGGGGGGCTCCCCTCCCCCGGCCGATTTTAACGAGACGAGAAAGGAAGAAAGAATGACCGCAACACCATTTATTAAAAACGGCTTCCTCGGCAGGAAAGCCACGGTGGGGGACCTGCCCTTCAGGCGAGGCTGGCTGACCTTCACGGATAAGGAACGCGCCTACACCGCGGCGGAAGTGCTGGAGGCGGCAAAAGCATACGTGAAAGAACACGATCCGGACGGCTTCGAGGAATGCAGGCTGGAGGTGGAGGCTATTGAGGCCAAAGCTAAAAAAGACCTTGCAGCACCAGCTCTATTGAAGGATGAAGAAAAAGCAAAAGAAAGAAGAGACAAAGCGGAAGAAGACAAAGAGGCAAGATGGGGCAAATTGCTGGACTCAAGGATCGAAGAGATGAACGACCTCATCTTGAATGAAAAGTATGTTTCCGTGAAGCCGCTGCCGGAGAAGGAAAAAGGATAAATAAGCGATGGGTTACTGCAGCGTTGACGACCTGATTGCGGCGGTCGGCGCAACCGACCTGAACAAAATATGTGAATGCACGGTTACGAGCGCATCCACTATTGTGTTGGGCGCCATCGCGGCGGCTGACAGGAAGATCGATATGTACCTTGCCAAGCGGTACAGCGTGCCGTTCACCGACGGCTCAGTGCCGGACACGGCAAGGCGTATATCCATCGACTTCACCCACTGGAACCTGCGGAACGACCGCTCGAAGATGAGCCCGGAGCTGAACACAAAATACCTCGAATGGAAAGAGCAGCTCGAAGCGATAAGCAAGAGCGAGATGGACTTCCCCGGGGCTACGGAGGTCGACCCGATAACGAGCGGAACGCAGATCACTGGGAATGACGTGATCTTCAGCCGGGACGATATGGGCAGCCTGTAAATGGCTGAAAAGGGCAAAACAGGCAAAATGTCGAGAAAGTCACTGGTTAAAGCGGGTTTCTGGCAAGCGAGGAAAAACAGAAAAAGTGAAATGTAAACTTAAATCAAACCCTTTAAATACGGAGGCTTGCAGCACTATAGTTCTGTAAAGTTAACTAAATGGTTAAAGCATTGATTCTAAAGGCAGTTACGCGGATTCGTATTATTTTAGTTTACAATTACCCTGTAACTAAATTCCTACGGCGTAAAGTTAAATCGCCCCGTACCTTAGTACTCCCGCGGAAAAAAGTAGAACGATGGTTCTATAGCGGAATCATACACTTACAAAAAAGCGGCTTTCTGAGAGCCTCTGTAAGCGGAGATCGGGTATGAAAGGGTTTTCGATGAAAACTGTTGGCAACAAGGCTGCGGCGCTGAACATGCGCGCCATGGGAAAGCGCGCCCGGAACCTGGAGCCTGCGCTGAAAATCGGCGGCGAGCGGATGATTGCGAGCAAGGAGCAGACCTTCCGCGTGGGCGGGCGCCCGGAGAAGTGGGAGCCCTCGCAGCGGGTCAAAAAACAGGGCGGCAAAACGCTGATACAGACCGGGGAACTGAAGAACTCCGTATGGTACCTGGCGGACAATAAAACGCTCAGGGTAGGCAGCAACAAGAAGTACGCGGCACCTAACCAGTTTGGGGTAAAGGGGACGCAGAGAGTGGGCTCCTACACGAAGCGTATAGAGAGCGCATTCGGTAAAAAGATCGCGCCTCGTACGGTCAACGTGAAGGCGCACACGAGGAAGCAAAACATACCGGCGCGTCCGTTCATAATCGCGCTGCCGAGCGACCTGGCGTACATAAGCAGGACCGCGCTGAAATATATCACCGGGGGGACGAGATGAGCAGGATAACGCTGACGGAACTTCATGCCGCAATACTCGCGGCTTTAGAGGCTGATGACGATTTCAGCGGCTGGGTGATAGATGATTATAACAGCGAGATCGAGGACTATTTGGAGAGCAGGGGCGCCACAGTGCCGAAGAAAAGCGCGATACTGTTCAGCTGGACGGGCGACAACCCGATAGAAGAGAAAACAGTACAGAGCTATGACTTCAGGGCTAGATTTTTAGTGAGGGTGCTCAACGCAAGCCCCTCGGACCAGAAGACAAGGCGGACGGAGCTAGAGACGGTGTACGAGAATTTGATCGACTGCCTGGCGGGGAAAAGGCTCTCGCTGAGGATCGGCCAGGTAGCGCCGGAGGGAGTCGAGTTCAAGCTGGAGGACAGGGAGATCAGCGTGCTGGAAGTGAGATTCAGGACGTTGTTTGATTTTGATATTGACTATGAGAGGTAAGAAAAAATGAAAATAGATTTTAAGGACGGCGTCCAGGCGAAGAGCATACGATTTGCCAGGGCGAACTACGACAGGAAATTTGATCCTGAGCACAGCCCTTTCGAGGTGACAGATGAAGAATGGAAATACCTTCAGAGGTTTGGAATATTCGAAGAGGCGAAAACCCGTAAAACTTCTACTAAGAAGAAATCTGAGACCGCCGAGGCGGCAGAGGAGATGAACAATGACGACAGCTACAGTACACAAGCATGAAGTTGAACTCGCGTATTCATTCGCGAAGCAGACGGATATCGATACCGCGCTTACCAGCACGGACCTCACGAAGATGGCGCGGCTGCGGGCGATACCGCTGCCGAAGGTCGAAACGGAGATCCTGAACGACCGCGAACGCTACAGCACGGGAAGCGAGTGGGCGCTCGAGCACAAGATAGAACGGCACTCGACGGCGCTGGACCTGAGCGCGGATCTTGACCCGTCGCTCTTCGGGGTATTTGCCTCGCTGGCATGCGGGCAGGTATCGAGCAGCACGGTTTCCACCAGCGGCTACAGCCACGAGATCACCCCGGTGAGCACCGAGGACGACAAAGCGCTGCCGACCACCACGATGGTATACCAGCAGCACCCGGACAGCGACCTCACCAGCATGCGGGGCCTCGCGGGGAACTCGTTCGACCTGTCAATTGCGGTAGGCAATAACGAGCGGCTTGAGATGAGCGCAAGCCTGATCGGCACCGGGCACCTGACGGTAACCACAATGTCGATGCCCGCATCACTCATCACGCAGGACTACCTGAGAGCCGGTGACGTGGAGTTCAAACTCGGCACGGACGGCGCCGAGACCGATCTGAGCCAGGACCTTGAGTCCCTGAGCTTTGGCTACAACAACAACATACCGGATGACAAATCCTACCGCGCGGGCGACGGCCTATACAGAGGCGAGATGAGCGTAGGCAAGAGAGAAGTGACCCTTTCGTTCCGTGTGAGGATCGACAAGGACTCCCACCTGTACCGCGACTGGCACAGAGCCGGTACCTCGAAGAGTATGGTGCTCACGATCACCGGAAGCCTGATCGAGGGGACGACCTACAACTCGATAGTGATCGACTGCCCTGTAGTGATAGCGCAGAGTTTTTCCTCAATGGAAAGCGGGCAAGAGGTAGTCGCGGATATCGAGTGCTCGCTCGAAAAGGACGACACTTTCGGCGCGCCGTTCAAGATCACTATTCAGAACACTGACAGCGAATACCTGGCGACAGCCAGCTAATACCATATATAAGGAGGACCGTAGATATGGGTTTTAGAGTAGACAAGGAAATAAAGGTAACCCTTGAGACGGAGAGCGGCGACCTGGAGCACGTACTTAGGCTGCCGACGGCTGACGAATGGATGGAGTATGCGCGGATCGACAGCGGCGAGACGGAAGTGACCCGCACGCTGCAGGGCGAGGACGCGCAGATCAAAAGACGCCTCGGCACCGAGGCGCTTGAGGCGCGAGTCTATTTGTATGACCGCTGCCTTATTAGCGCAACGGGCTACGAGGACGCGGACGGAGAGATAAAAGACACGGCCAAGCTGAAGAAGTTCGTGCCGGCGCCCCACAAGATGGCTGCCGCAGCAAAGATCATTGAGAACGTGAAGAATATCGAGGAAAAGGTAAAAAACTGATTCCGGAGGTCCGCCGCGCCCTGCTGCAGGCGGAATACCTACGCGAAGAGGCGGCGCCGAAAAGCCGCCCACCGAAGCCGGAAGTTTACCACTACTTTAACAAGGGCTTCATGCTCAAGGAGTACGGCGTAGGGCGCGAGGGCCTCACGATAGATGAATGGTGGCTGATGCGAGCTATAGCGAGCGAGAGGAACCGCTGGGAGCGGGAGAAACAGGAGGAGCGCACAGCGTTCAGCCGGGCGGGACTGAAAGGGAAATTCGAGGACTACATGCGGAACAAAAAAGGAGTGAGGGAGTACCTGTAGGATGCCGAGCGACAAGGTAGAGATATATATCGTTGGCAAGGACGAACTGAGCCAGATACTGAAAAAAGCGGAGAAATCCCTGGACAAGTTTACGGACAGGGCTGATGACGCCGCGGACGAGGTAGAAAACCTGGGCGACGAAACAGGGAAAACGGCTAAGCAGACCGAGAAGCTTTCAGCGAAGACCATAGCCGCCGGGAACATCATGGCGGATTTTGCCTCTTTTGCGGTCAGGCAGGCAGTGGAAGAGATGCGGCGCCTGGGGGAAAAGGCTATTGAAGTAGCCAGCCGCACGGAGCAGTTTGAGACCTCGCTCACGGTGCTCACGGGCAGCGCGGAACAGGCGCGGGACGTGCTGGCGCAGCTGGATGAGTTTTCCCTCTCGACCCCGTTTACACCGGCTGAGATACAGGCAGCCGGCAGGGACCTCATCGCATACGGATTCCAGATAGAAGACCTTGAGCGGCTGCTGACCAACGCGGGGGACGCTGCGGCAACCTTTGCGGATAAGATACGCCTTGAGGATGTGACGAGGGTATTTGCGAGGCTTCAGAGCGGGGACTTTGGGGAGGCATTCGAACGGCTGAGAGATATCGGGATATCGAAGCAACTGCTTGAGGGCGAGGGTCTGATATTCGACCGCAGCGGGGCATACAAGGGGAGCGTGGAAGATGCAATGGATGCCGTGCAGGGGATAATCGAAGAGAAGTACGGCGGGATGATGGAGAAACAGTCCCAGACTTTCCAGGGGATGAGCAGCACCCTCGAGGGCTACATGGAGAGCTTTCTCGCGGAAGTGATGGACAGCGGAGCGTTTGACGAGATAAAGAGCCAGATGCAGGGGATGATCGACGGGATCCGCGCGGCGATAGAGAGCGGAGACTTTCAAGAGTGGGCTGAGGGGGTCGGCGAAGCGGTAAAAGACATTATAGTATTTTTAACGGAGGTCGGAGAGGTAGCCGGAGATGTAATAAAGGTAATATTTAATATTGGCGAAGCGATAATGGATTCATTTGCAGGGGAGGCGATCAAAGCAACGCTGGACTGGACGGGCAAACTGCTAGGCAACCTAAAAGAGATAGCCGACTACATAGCCGACTCGAAGGACTGGGGAGATAGGGACGAAAACGCGCTTGCGCAGATAGAGCGGACGTTAACGCTGTGGGACAACCTGAAAAAAGAGCTGAACAAGGGCGCGGGGACATGGGGCGACCTGAGCGTAAAGATGGGCTTCGACCCGTCAATTTTAAGAGAACAGATAAAGACCTGGACAAAAGAAGGAAAAGACGCATCAGAAATTTTAGAATTACTAACCGAGAAGCAGATAGATTTAAGCAAAGCTACAAATGCTTTAATAGAAAAAAAGAAAAATGACTCTGACGTTGAAAAAGCGTACCAAAAACTAATCAGTGGCAGAACAAGAATAGCTCAAAAGCTAGCCCAGGCGACTAAGGACTCGACTGATGCCACGGATGAAAACACCAGCGCCACGGATAAAAACACAACCGCGGCGAATGCGAACAGCGCAGCGTTCGACAAATTGGTTAATAAGTACATCAGCGCGTACAAAAGCACGGAAGAGCTCGAGACGGAACTGGCTGCGGCAAAGCAGGCGCTCGACGATATGACAAAATCCGGGCAATTCACTTCCGCGCAGACGGAAGACCTCAAGGGAAAGATATTTGATCTTCGGATGCAGCTGGGGCAGCTGACGGACGATGAATTCGCTGACCTGATAACCGACATGCCGTTGATGACCTCGCACACGGAAGACCTCGCGGAAGCGACCGAAGCGCTAGCCGGCGCGGCTGAACCGAGCTTCTGGGACAACATCAAGGAAAACGCGGGAGAGATAGGCGCGGAACTGCAAAACTGGTCCTTTGCTATCTACAACGCTGTGGATGCGCTGGGTCTGATGGGAGATGGCCTGAGCAGCATATTGGGAGGAGCGGGAGATATCGGCGGGGCGTTGCAGGCATGGGAAGACGGGAATATACCGCAGGCGATATCGGGAGCGGTATCAGGACTTGTTGGCGTGGTCAGCGGGATAGCAGACGTGATTGGCGGCGAGAGCTTTGCTGAGAGTTTTGCGAGGCAGATGACGGGACAGGGTTTTGACGATACCTACAGCGAGGCATTATTAGAAAAAATTGAAAACGCGGCCGATCTGGGAGGCAGTAAGGAGGCCGGGATGAAGGCATACATGGAAGAAATGTTTGCCGAAACGGACATTAATAACCAGGAAGAACTTCAGGTGATGAGCGACCTGTTGAACGAGGTGATGGGTGAGATGCTCGCGCAGGGTTATACGGTGGAAGAGGTATACGAGAAATACGGTGACGAACTGGAGCAGCTGACGGACTCCATGGAGACATACGGGCTGGAGACCACTGCGGCGGTCGAGCAGATGCTAGAACTTCAGCGAACACAGACCAGAGAAGGGAGACTGGGGGTATATACCGAGATATTAAACAGCCTTGATGATGCCGTGACCGCCATGGCGGACTATGGATATTCGTCGGAATCTTTCTCTGGCATGTTCGGGGCGATGCAGGACGTATTCACCCGGATGCAGCGCGAGGGCTACAGTATGGAGGCGATATGGGCGACCAT